TTCAACTTTTACATTGTTTTCTTTCTCAAGATCATGTAGATATTTTTCAGCTTTGATTGTGATTAAATCTTTTTTATGATCTTGATATTGATGCACTGGCATTGGTGTAAAAATTGCTAATAGAGAGCTCACAATTGTGGCAATCAATAAAACTTTATTCTCCATCTAATTTTTTGTTAAGTTCTTTTTGGAATAGTATATCTTGCATTAATTTTTTATCAGATTTTCTCTCCTCATCACAATCATCAATCTTTTGCTGTTGCTGTTTAATCTCAGTATCTTTTGATGTAATAATATATCTACCAATCATAATGAGTATAGTCAATAAAATAAAGAAAATATAAGTGAATGGACTTTTCCCAAATGTCTTATAATCTAATTTAAAAATGTTTTCCATACTTATTATGCTTAATCGTTCTGAAAGTCATAATCATCATAAGGTATAGAACACCAATCATTGTTATCATAGATAGATGCATTCACTGATATTGTCCATCCAGCAGTTACATCTGGTCCTCTATTAATGAATGGTTGTGTTGTTATATCTCCATTAATATCCATAAAGTCCTCAAATCTCCATTGTTGGAATGTGATTCTTATGTCATTGCAGATACTTAAGCAATCAGAATGTATCTCATCAATCTGTCTATATTCTTGGATATTGTATTTATCACATATTGTGATGATCATATTAACATTAACAGCTTGAGTAGTCATTGATCCAGGTTGCAATGTTACAACCATTAATGGATATTGTGCAGCATCTCTAGAAACAGCATCAATATAATCACCTTGAAAGAATTCTCTTATCTGTTTGTGCTTTGTTGCTATTATTTGCAACTCTTTCATTAGTTGGTTGAGAGTTCTTTCCATTTTTTTCTAGGTAAAATTTAAGCTTATCAATTTGTTTTTTTGAGAATTTCATCTGATCCAATTTAGTGGACTATAACCTGTCTTATCTTTCCTTACAAATTCATTACAATGATCAGAGCACATATCACAATATTCTGGATACTTAGTAGCTTGATCATCCATTAAGTAACCGATCAATCTTTCTTTGTAGAAATATGCATCTTTCCTTAATTGGTCTCTAAATTCATCAACCTCAGCCAAAGTATTAGCTTGTATATTTTCATCCTGTACTCTACCAGTAGTCTTATTAGTTATCTTTTCAGTTACCAATAAAGCTGCTCTATAATCAACAAATGCTACTAAGCAAGGAATAACATATTCATTCATAAGATCTAAATAGTCTTGAGTCCAAGTATTGGTTTCAACTCTATCAAGTAATGCTCTATAAAGCGGAGTTCCTAGAGCTGGTTGAATATGCATATCTTGACTTCTCTTAATAGCTACTGCTAAGAGCTTAGTATCTGTATTATTGTGAATAAGTCCAAGTTTCTTTAGATTCTCCACTGAAAGTAAATAATTCATATCTTATCTTTTTACAACTAATTGCTGAATCCATTCATGTCTACACCATGGTGTTGATTTACCAGTGTCTGGATTTGTATACCATCCACCTCTATATCTCCAAACATCTCTATTAACTCTATTTGATATACTATTAATTTCATCTTTTGTATACAACCTATTAAGAGCTAGTAATCTTTCACAAAATTGTCTAGATCCACTCTTTGCTGGAGGAACATCTAATCTGGTCCTATAACCATATCTTACTTCGAATCTTTCAATAGGAATATTTTCTTCTCTTACTAATTGCTTTCCTAGATCAGTTACTTCTCCCTTTGTAATCACCTCCCATTTCATAAGCTTAGCCATTGACTTAGCAATCTCTTCAATGTTAGTATTAAGAGCTTTAGCAATACCATTAGAGTCTTCACCATCACCTAACATCTTTAAAACATTCTTATCAAAGTCATTTAGTTCTGCTGATATCTCTCCAATGGTTGCAAATAATTGGTCTTGTTTAGTAAATACATCAGCAGATGGAGTATCCCAGGCAATTGGAAAAGTAGCAAATATTTCATATTCTTGTGCTGATTCACCATATTGAGCAAAGTATCCAATCTCATCATCTGAGAATGTATCAACATGCTTACAAGATGACATTTGTTGAGGAGCTGAATTTAATCCTACAATCTTACGAGCTTGGATTTCATCAATTGTTGGAAATGATGCTAGTAATACTTGCAATGCAGCATCAGGAGTTAATATTCCTTCTTTAATTTTAGCAACAACATCAATAAGTGATGCAATCTGTGCTCCATTTAATGCACTTTTAGCAACATCAACTGGTGCTTCTACTGTTGGTTGATTAGGAGTTGATTGTGTTGGAGCATTATTAGTTACTCCAATTGGATTAACATCTCTAAGAGTAAGAGTTCCTACATCACCAGATAGTGTAACCATGTAATTCAATATCCATTCAATTCTTTTTTGTCTTGTGTTGACATAAGTGTTTTTGAATATCTCAAATAACTCAGCAGATTCAGCAGCATTAAATGATCCTTCTGGAGCTACACCAAACAATGAAGGAGAAACAACTGAATGTGCCACAAGAATATTCTGCTGAACTGATTTCTCAAGAGCACTATATCTTTTATCCAGGTCATTTCCATTTAAACTCTCTACCTTTGGAGCTTGATCAGCTGATGCAGCAAATGTTATTATAATATCACCACTATTTTCAATATTAGATGCTGGATCTTTGATTTGATTTTTAAAAGATTCTGCTTCTTCTTGAGTCTCAGGAAATCCATTCATGAATGTAATCATAGTTCCTGACTTGAATCCATTCTGTAACTCATACATGTTGAATTTAGAGATATCAACATCAGTTTGAATAGCTGTTAATCCACCTTGATAAACAGGCTTAGGATATACTCCATGTTCTTTCCTTGCCTTCTTAGCTGGGTCTTTATAATAAAGTACAAATGATCCAACTTTTTTATCTTCATCTAGAGCTGGAATAGTTCTAAGATTTGTTTTCTCAGCTGATTGTTGTTGCATTGTCCAATCATCTGATATATAATACATTCTTTCATCTGATGATACTCTTATTGCATCTAATGGTAGATATTCCCATACAGCTACTCTTGTACCTTCTAGATTCCAAGTACCTTTAACTGCAAATGCTCCAAATAATTCATAATCAAATGTCAATTGCTCAACAATCTCATCCATTGTGAAATCAGAATAGGAGTTATTCAGAAACCTTTCTAAGTTACCAGTAACAACTTCAAGACCTCCACCAGCAATGTAGTGAGTTTTATTCTTGATTATTCCTTGGTGCCATGCTGAACCATTATAAAGGTCCACTAAAAAATAAGGATAGTCATTCTTTTTTCCCCATTTGATAAATCCAAGCAATCTATCTTGTTCCTCAACTGGCAGGACAAAGTCCTTTCTAAATGACATTGATTCAAACTTATTCATATATATTGAATGTTATATTTTCATTATACTCATTAGATGGAGAATCAATAACATAAACATGAGCTCTCCCCTCTTCTACTAAACCATCAGATAAAATTGGATCTAAATTAGTTGATGATATTTGCTGATAAATTCTATAAGTATAGTATCCATCATAATCAAAATTTAAATCTACTCCATCAACAAGCTCAAACTCATCATATCTTTCTGTAGCTAAGCTTATATTATCTAGAATACAGTAATACTTTAAGAATGATTGCTCATGTTCAAATTCAAATAGGTAGTAAACTGGACTAACTGTTGTCAGTTCCGTTACTGTCACTATCATAATTGAAGTTGAGTCCTTCAGTATTTTTAGCATTTTTAATTAATTTAGGTTTCTTTATTTCAAATATATGAATAAATCCAAGTGAATGGTAAAAGTCCTCTTCACCTCTTTTTATATCAATCCATTTGCTCAATAATACTGACCATTGTTTTGATCCAATAAACTTTGCTTTTATTTCCATGTTCAAATATACAAAAAAAGGAGGGACATAGCCCTCCCTTTAAATATCACTTCAATCAATTCTTAGATAGATGGCGATTGTTGACCTAATAATGATAAATAAACAGATGAAAGTACATCTGGAACAGGATCATTTTCTAATCCACCCATAATAATGTCATGTCCTAATCTATCAGATTTAATTACTCCAGAACCATAAGCAGAAGCTTCAGCAATTTGAAGTCCTTCACCAAATCCAAGAGCAACAACAGTACCATCAGCTTTCTCAACAAAAGCAACACACTCATTCTGTCCTAGTAAGTGAATCTCTGAACGTAATTCTTTAGTATCTGAAGCTAAGATCATAGTCAAAGTTTGTTCATACCAAAGAGTTCCATTTCCTTTATTCACTCTGATTGGTGCAGTATAACTTGATAAGTTAGATTTTAACTTATACAAAAATACTTCACCTGTTACAGTCAAAGCAGTCACTTCATTGTCTACAATTGTAGAGGCAGTTACATTCTCTAATGGAAATATCAAAACAGATTTTATACCACCTTTACCGTTGGTACAAGTTCTGTCATTATATCCCTGTGTCATATTACAGCTCATTGCTTTTTATTTTTTTAATGTTATTAAATAGGGAGGAGTCACCCCCTCCCATTATTTTTCTTAGTTAGGAGAAGATGTTCCATTCCAAACTCCGATTTGGCTCAAGAAAGGTACTTGTACACCAGCTCTAAATTTAGATCTTAAATAGATTACATCATCATCTTGAGAATACCATAAATCAAAGTTCTCAAAGTCAGAGCTTAAGTCAGTTCCAAATACAAATTGAGAAGCTCTACCAGTATAGATGTTATCTAATCCATTCAATCCATTAACTTTAACAATTCTCATGTTTGTTCCTGGAAGGATCAACTCATTCAAGTCACCAATGTTAGCTGGATTGTAGTGGAATAAGTTATCATCAACTAAATTCTTAGTTAAGAAGTTAAAGTTCTCACGACCTGTAAAACAGATAAAATCACCAGCCTCAGCAACATTTGCTGGAGTTTCAATGAAACACTCATAGAACACATCAAATGCATTTGTAGCAGATATACTTGCTACTGAAGATGCATTCAAGTTAACACAACCATTTGCAACTGTTAAGAATTGACGGAATCCATTCATTTTAGATAAGTTACCTGATCCAGTAGCTTTGTTACCTTTCCAGATTAATTTATCTAATTCAAATGAATGCAATTGCAATAAGTAGCTGATGATTTGTGCTTCAAATGGAAGAGTTTTATCTTCAGCCATTGCACCTGGTCTAAGACCTAACTGTGTCCAGAAACCATCTAAGTCTTTTTGACAGAAAGATTTCATATAACCTAAAGTCTCAACTGCAATTGCTCTATCAGTGAACACAGTGTCACCATTAGGACTCATTGTACAGTCACCATCTTGGTAAATGATTGAATCATCCATTAATTTCAATTCTTGAGATCCTTTAATCCCTTGTTGAATTGATACATACTGCAATGTTCTAGCTTCAGTTACTGACTTTACAATTAAGTCTTCTCTTTGCTCATCAACATAAGCTGCTAAACCAGATACATCCCAGTTAAATTTTGTGCTTAAATATTTTTTTAACGACATTTTTATTAGATTTTAGAATTTTTTAAGAATAATTGTCTAGCTGTTAGGTTGCCAACCTTGCTGAATTTTTCAGCTTCTTTTGTCTCTACAGATGGTTTAGCTTTGAAAGCCTCGAATTCACTTTTCAAATTACTTAACTCATTGATAAGAGTATTATTTGTTTCTACAATAGTCTTAGTCATTTCTGCCAATCCTTCGACAGCTTTGGAGAATGACTCAAGCTTTGCATTTACAATTGATTCAACTTGATCAGCACTCATGGATTCTGCTGTTGTTTCTTCAACAACAACTTCTCCAGCTCCTTCATTTTGTCTTTCATCAATAACCTCAGTTATGATACCTTCTGCATCAACAACAATAGATACACCAGCAAGTTCTCCACTCAATGAATGAGTTCCTTCAGGAGCTGGTATTCTTTCGCCATCTGCAACAACAAAAACTGGCATACCAACTTCAAGAGCATCATACTCAATAGTTGTTACACCATCAGCTAAAACTGCTGTATCAAATTTGTCAACTGACTTAGAGAATTGTGCTTTCATTTCAGCAATCAATTCCTTAATGGTAGTTAGTTCTTTATTCATATTCTATTATATTTTATTGTTCGGAAATTCCTAATTCTTTTAGTTTACTTTGTGTCCATTGTTTAGCTGCTGGTCCACCCCATAATAAATAAGAGATAGTCCCACATGCAGATTCATCACTTGGATTATAATACTCCTCAGCTCTTGATAGATAAGAATACATTCTTTTTATAACAGCAACTGAGACAGTCTGTCTATTAGCTAAAGTTGTTGCTCTTAATCTACCAACCCTTGTGGCACATTTATTTCCATACTTCTGATTGAGCTCAATTCCTTTCTTTGCATTGTTAGTTACAGCTTCAGGATAGTCATTGTAAAATGTTATGTATTCCTGTACTTGCTTTAACTCTTGATAGATTGCTTTGAATTCATGTTCCCATCCTTTTCCAGTCTCAAGTAATTGGAATACACCTTCAATTGAGAATCCTGTAAACATACCAGCTTTAGCAGCATCATATATATCTTTATTAGTAAGCTTATAAGATACTAACCATGATCCATCTTTCTCATCTTTAAACCTTTCAGGAGCTGTGAATCCTTTTTTCTCATCAATGATATAAGACATAATCATATAGATACCATCTACTACTCTCTTACTATTATGCTCAAGATTAACATTGTTAAAGTTTTCTCTTCTAGCATAATCAAATACTATATCCTTAATTGATGCTGGGGAGAAATTTACATAATACTCTTCTCCTGTACTTGGATCTCTTCTAAAAATTGGAGTATTAGCAGAAATAGCTACACCTGTTATTACTTGCTCCTCATCATTGAATTGATAAGCAATCTTTTGTGAGAATGTCTCAAATGATTTCTCATGAGCTGGATTAGCTACAAGGCTATTGAATGACACTGTAGTCTCTGGATCATCCAGATCTATTATAATATCATATAATGGTAATTCTCTTAGCATATAATTATTATGTATATTTGTTCGAAATGATTTTTGTATATCCATACCATAGCAAGGTCACTTATGACTTTGAGATTATTCAATCTATTGAAATTATTAGACATCTATATCCTGATGCTAAGATATATACCATAGGTAAAGAAATACAAGGAGTCAATAATATACCATGCAATCAACACAATAACATCAGAGGATGTGATGTTACCAATAGAATCTTAACTTTTGCAAAGAAGATTGGAGGAGATTTTATTTATATGAATAAAGATTTCTTTTTAAGTGAATCATGGCAGCCTCATGTAGCAATTAATAATGGACCATTGATTGTTAATCCTGAACATCCACCACATACTAAGATAGCTCAAAGTAATACTCTTGAATTCCTTAAGCATAACAACTTTACTGCTTATAATTTTGAGACTCATACACCTGTACTAATGAATAGTCAAAAGTTAATTGATCTATTTGATAATATTAATTGGCAGAATGATAATCATTTCATTAAATCAATCTATTGCAATGTTTACCAGGTACCATCTAAAGAAGGTGTAAATTCAAAAGTATCTGTAGCGTCAATTGATAAAGCTCAAGAATTTATATCTATCAATGGATGTTTCTCAACAGGGGATAACTTCTGGAATAAAGCTACAGTAAAATGGATTAGAAGCTTGACTTCACCTCCTGGACAGCTACCTTGTTCTGAACATTAGTGATATCATATTCCAATACTGCTACCTTAGTCATATTCTGTAAATTAGTAGCTGTAACATTCTGACTATTAAGATCAGTTTGTTGAGTATTAGTATTAGCTGTGAATGTTGATGCTGTTGCTCCTAATGATGTATCACCTGGTGGTGGTGGTGCTGTTGGTGGAGTTCCTCCTGAATTAAACTTAGTCTTAGAAATTGCTGCTATTTGTGCTGCTCCTGTAATAGCAGAGAATGCAGAGAATGGTAGACCAAATGTAACTGGTGATGCTGCTACTGACTTACTTATTGCACTAGCAGTTGAGATTATAACTTCAGATATCTTAAGAGCTTTCTCTCTGTTAAATGCTTTCTTTCTAATCTCATTCTGAGCACCTTCATTACCTTCTAACTTCTTAATTCTTTCTTCATCATTAGCATTGAGCAATCCATTCAATGCACTCATTGTCTCTTTAAATGCTTTAGCTATCTCAATTACTTTGTCAATATTTGAGATTATTTTTTTAACTCTTTCGTCATCTATTTTCTTTTGTTCTTCAGCAATAGCTTTGTCATTAGCTACTTTTTTCTTACCATACTCTAAATTGATTTCATTAATCTCATTTAGTTTAGCAGTTTCTATAATTGCTAGTTGTTCAGCATTTCCCTTGGCTTGTTCTTCTAGAGTAAAATATTTATCATTAACAGCTTGGATTTCATTTTGTTGCTCTGAAAATAAACGCTGTCTATTTTCTTCTGCTATTATTTCCAACTGATTCAAATATTCTACTTCAGCTGCTTTTCTTAATTTATTAAGTTCATTTTTTTGATTCAATACAGCATCACTTTCAATCTTAGCATATTTGCCATTTATCTCTGCAATTTCTGACTGTTGTTTAGCTATTAATTCTTTATCACTTTGACCGGCTGCATCTGCTTTTGCATATAATTCTTGATACTTATTATCTAATGCTTGTAACTCTTTCTCCTTAGCATCTGTAATCTTAGACTGTCTTTCAGCTTCAATTGCATCAAAGAATTCAGTAAGCTTTTTATTATAGTCTTGTTCTTCTTTTAATCTATCTTCATTTGCTTTTTTATTATTATCAGACCTTTTTTTATCAATGTTAGCTTTGTTAATATCCAATTGATTCTCAGCATCTAAAATAGCATCAGTTGTTTCTTGAATTGATTTCTTTGTTTCTGCAATAAGCTCATCATTTACTCCCATTGCATTGGTAGCTTTTAATATTCTCTCATTTAATTCAAGTTCTTTTAATAATGATTTTTGATATTCAATAGAATTTTGAATTCTCTTTTCTACCAATGCATCTGAACTTTTACCTTGAGCTTCTAATAATGCAATTTGTCTACCTAATGATTTATCTTCAGCATTATAAGCATCCTCCCTAGCTTTACGTTGTTCAGCTTGTTTAGCAAGAGATTTATCTACTCTCTTCATGTGAGCTTCATGTCTTGCTTTTTGATCACGTTCTGCTTTGTTATCAATGACATTGAAGTATTCTAATGCTTTGATTGCAGCATAAACAACCCCTATAAATGGAAAGAATATTCCAATTAAAACTTTAACTCCAACACCTAATTTATCAAAGTAGTCGTAAGCTTTAACAACATAACCTGATAGTTTAATTACTACCTTACTTACTGTATCAAAATTAGCAATCAAAGTTCCTATTAAAACAATAATAGCTCCAATACCAGTAGCAATTAATGCTGCTCTAAATGCCTTTGTTGCAAATGTTGCTGTATTAGTTGCAACAGTTAATCCACCTTCTGCTGTTGCTAGTCCAGCTGTTGCACCAATAGATCCTGTTAATATAAATGCTTTAGCCTTTTCAAGTCCATTTCTTAACTGTAGACCTAAGATTGACTCCTTATTCAAGTTGTTTGAAATAATACTAACAGAATTAACAAGGCCCTGAACAGCTTGAAGCTTAACCATTGTCTCTGCTAATTTCTCATTCTCAACTCCAGCTAATGCAGCAGCAGATTGTATACCTTGAAATGCAGCAGCTCCAGTCTCTATTCCTTGTAATGTAGTATCAAGTCCAACAAAGTCAGATGATAAAGCTGTAGTCTGAGCTTTTAAATCTCCAATCTGATCCTTTAATTGAGCAGCATTTCTAATTGCTTGTTGACCTACTGGACTCTTATCACCAGCTTGCAATGCTAAAGTCTGATACTCCTTCATTGTTCTAGTCAACTCTCTCATAGTGAGTCCACCAGCTTCTACTCTAGCATTCAGTTCTTGGATTTTCTGGTCAAAATTATCTATGCCAGTATTATCAGAAGCTGTTGCTTGTGTTGCTTTTAAATCTTGATTCAATTCATTAACAGCTGCATCCATAGCTTGGATGTCATTAACACTATTACCAGTGTTGACCTTAAGTGAGAATACTACTGATTTTTCTGCCATTAGTCTAGGGGTGTTGGTGTTATTGGTGGTACGTATTCACTCAATGGAATTTCTAATAAATATGCATATTCAGTTGGTGCAATATCAACTTCATCTGAACTGCTCAAAAATAAGAAATATACTTCATTAATATCTTGCACAAAGTTAAAGAATGTATCTGAGTCAAAGAATACACCTTGTAGACTTTCCGCTGTTTCTGTTGTTACTATTCTACCTTCTATCATACTTGTCTGCCTAAACTTGTTTGAAATGCTTGAACCGCTGTGTAAAAGTTAGCTGCTTCTGTATCTGTTAAACCGTCACCAATTGATGCAAATGCACATTGTTTTGTTGAATAAAACGCAGGGTTGTTTGCGGTTATGAAATTGTTCAAGGCTAAAATAAAAACGCTTGGTAAATTAGTGGTAATATTAGTTCCATTAGTCGTTGCCGTTGCTAATACAGTGCCGTTTCTAATTACTTTTAAATCAGTAGCATTAGCTCCTAATCTGTTGTTCATAAATAACCCTTGTGATGATGTTTGACCAGGTGCAAGTGCTATATGTGTTGAAAGTGCTTGTGAGGTATGGCACGCACTTGCAATACCAGTATTTCTTGTTATTGAAAGTGAAAATAGTTGATTTGTATTAGGTGACTTTGCACAACCAACTTCATTATTATTAGTTGCTAAAACTTGCGTTCTACTATAAAAAGAAATATGTGCATCGTATAAAGTAATATTAGGAGCACTTAAAAATGTGTTAGCATATCCAGTTGTTCCATTGCTTACCATTCCATTGCTTGAGTGTGTTACTCCAGTCGAAAAAGTTAATCTAAATGCTACGTCCAAATCTCTTGGGTCTTTTAAGTTAAACTTATGACTTGAAGCACTCCCACCAACTATTGGATAGATAGCTTTGAATTTAGTCCAAATTGAATAACCTTTCAATGCAATTACTAAATTGTTAATAGCATTTGCTTGTATTCCACTAGTAATGTTGGCAGCATTTAAAAAAGCTTGAGCATCAGCATCTGATACTATTGGAACTACAAGTACTTTTGGCATCAAAGAAATTAGGCTCCTGTACATACTCCTACAATATCAAATTTAGTATCTGTACTATTATAAATGCAACCTATGTAAGTAGTGTTATTTGCCACCGTTGTTGTTGGTGCGGTCACTCCTATTTCTCTAAAATTAGTGCCGTATGCTATTGACCTTGCCGTTCCATTATCTTTAATTCTTATAATCAAAGATTGTCCCTCAACAAATGCACCAGTAGGGTTAGCTAGTGCTAAAGCTACTGCTTGAGCTGTGATAGTCACTAAGTCATTGGTGCTTGTAGCTGTAACCGTTGCACTTGAACTAACCGTTTGAACTCTTGGATTTAAGAACGTTTGGTCGCCTGTATTTGTTCCACTTGTATTTCCAATTACAGTTAAGTTTGCATCTGTAACATAACGCTTGTTTAAGCTATCTGCTATATCTGCCGTTGTTGCATCTGCTCCAGCTGTGACCAACCCTTTTGCATCGTAAGTAATTTTGGTCTTTGTTGCTCCCGTAATTGCTGTATTTGATGCCACCTTGCCATTGAATGTAGTCCAATCAGCTGAGCTCAATGCACCTCTATTAGTAGCAGATGCTGTAGGTAGATTGAATGTGTGAGTAGATGTAGCTGAACTGATTGCAAAGTCAGTGCCACTTGTACCTACTGCTAAGTTCTGCACCTGAGCAGTTAAGCCATTCAATGCTGTTAAGCCAGTTGAGAAGGTAGTTATTATCTGACTAAGATGATTCC